TATTTAATACACCCGAAAGTTCTGCTAATTTAGGCCATTTATAACCACCATATTTTGAACCATACCCAGTTTTTTTTATTTTACAGAATTCAACGGTTGATTTCATAGTACAAAAACTGCGGGCTAAGGCTATAGTTTTACTATGTCTTTTATGTAGAAGTGTAGAGATATCAAATTCTATATTGTGTCCGATAATGACAGTATTGTTATCAATACAGTTTTTAATTGCCTGAATACACGACGCTATCGAGACGCCTTCTTTATTCACAAAATCTACATCCCATGGACATTCCCCGATTGACCCCCCCCATTGTATTTTCTTAACACCCTTTATAAATTCCGAATATGAATTCAAAAGATTTCCATCACAATCCAGATGTTGAAAGGATACTTGAATTGGCGTTTGTGACGGTGGGCGGAATGTTCCGATACCATTCGTTTCTATATCAAGAACAAGATAGTTAGTCATTTTAATAAAATAAAATATATACTTTGTTAAGTCAAATTTTTATTTATATTTTCATAATTTTCTATGTGGAATACAACTATTTTTAAACATAATCTATTCTATATATAATTGGAGAGTAACGATATTAAAGTTTCTTAAATTAAATACTGTTTAGTTCACCAATATATTTTATATTAAACTATCAAAGGTGGTATATAAAATATAAATTTGATTATTTTAACTTAAATATAAGTCACGATATAAAATATATAATGTCAAAAGTAGAAGGATTATCTGTTGGTATTGATTTGGGAACTACTTATTCTTGCGTTGGCTGTTGGCAACATGGACAAGTAGAGATTATTTCGAATGAAATGGGTTATAGGACTACTCCGTCATATGTAGCCTTCACCGATGAAGGTGAAAGGCTTATTGGTGAATCCGCCAAAAGTCAAGTTTCGATTAATCCAGTAAACACGGTATTTGATGCTAAACGACTAATTGGGCGTAGTTTTGATGATGCAGCAGTTCAGAAAGATATGAAAACTTGGCCCTTTAAAGTAATAAGTAAAAATAATATGCCTTTGATTCAAGTTACTCATAATGGCGAAGAGAAAACATTTAGACCGGAAGAAATCTCTAGCATGGTTCTTATTAAAATGAAGGAAATTGCTGAGAATTATTTAGGCAACGAGGTTAAAAACGCAATCATTACTGTCCCCGCATACTTTAATGATTCACAGCGGGCTTCGACTATGGATGCTGGTAAAATTGCAGGACTTAATGTCATGAGAATTATAAATGAACCTACAGCAGCCGCTATAGCATACGGACTTACTAAGAAAGATGATGAAGAACGCAACGTACTTATTTTTGACCTGGGGGGTGGTACATTTGATGTATCTCTGCTTTCTATAGACGAGGGTATTTTCGAAGTAACGGCTACCGCTGGAGATACTCATTTGGGAGGAGAAGATTTTGATTCTAATATGGTAAATTATTTTGCTAAAGAATTTAAAAAGAAAACCCGAGGGAAGGATTTAACTAAGAACCCCCGTTCTTTACAGCGGCTCCGGACGTCGTGTGAAAGGGCAAAGCGCACCCTTTCCACAGCAACAACGGCGTTTATCGAAATAGATGCTTTGTTCGATGGTGTAGATTTTAATTCCTCCATTTCAAGGGCAAAGTTTGAGGAAATTAATATGGCTCTGTTTAAAAAAACTCTGGACCCCGTGGATAAAGTTATTAAGGATGCTAAAATCTCTAAGCGCTCTGTCGACGATATTGTGTTGGTAGGTGGATCTACCAGAATTCCTAAAGTGCGAGAATTACTAAGTAATTATTTTAATGGCAAAGAACTATGCGATAGCATTAATCCAGACGAGGCAGTCGCCTATGGTGCAACAGTCCAAGCTGCTATTCTTTCTGGGATTAAAGATGAAAAAATTAATGATGTAGTTTTGCTAGACGTTGTTCCTCTTTCGTTGGGACTTGAAACCGCTGGTGGAGTAATGACTACACTTATCCCACGAAATACCACAAAGCCTACTAAAAAGGAACAAACCTTTTCGACTTATGCCGACAATCAACCAGGTGTCCTCATTCAGGTTTATGAGGGAGAGCGAACTCTGACACGCGATAACAACCTTTTGGGTAAATTTACTCTTCAAGGTATTCCACCTATGCCTCGCGGAGTTCCTCAGATTGTTGTGACATACGATATTGATGCGGATGGAATTCTTAATGTTTCTGCTAAAGAAACTTCAACTGGAAAGGATGAGAACATTAGAATTACGAATGATGGAAATCGGTTGTCTGCTGCAGAAATTGAAAGGATGATACGGGAAGCCGAAGAAAATAAAGAAAAAGATGAGCAGATTAAAAAACAAATCGAAGCGAAGAGTAAACTAGAAAATTATTTATACAGCGTTAAAGGTTCGCTTAATGATGAAAGTCTGGCTGAAAAATTCTCAGAAGAGGATAAGACGCTAATTACCGAAACGGTCGAAGAAAATATGAATTGGTTAAATACCAATCAATCGGCTGAGGTGGAGGAGTATGAGTCTAGATATACAGAGGCAAGTAATAAGATTTCACCAATTATGAGTAAACTTGGTGGTGGAGGGGCTCCTGGTGGAATGCCCGGTGGAATGCCCGGTGGAATGCCAGGTGGAATGCCCGACATGTCTAATATGACCCCCGAACAAAAAGCTCAAATGGAGGAGCTTATGAAGAATATGGCTGCTGGTGGCGGGATGCCTGGTGGGATGCCAGACGGACCAGGTGCCGGCCCAACAAGCGAGCCAGTAAATGAACCAAGTATAGAAGAGGTAGATTAAGATACTACCATTAAATCACCCAATAATAGTTTTTTTTATATTTGTTTATAATAAATATGAAAATAAATTTGTGCAAACCTCTTTTAGTCTATGTAATATACTATTTAATAAGTTTTATTTCAGGGTTTATATTATTCCCGGACATTAAGAAGGTATTATCAATAAAATATCTCATTTCCACGTCTATTACATTTACTCTGCATTGTTTAGTGTTATACTTTTTATGTTCAAAAAAATATATTAAAACCGCTTGGGTGATAGCCATAATACCCATCATATTAGGGATTGTGGTCACTATATTAGCACTCAGTCTTAAATTAGCTAGTTCAAAAAAACAAACAGAAAATAATGAATGAACCTCTCTATATCGTTCATTTTATATCTGTCCTTGAAACTCATATCTCCCACCGTCATCATGCCAGTTTTCTTCCTCATCTTCAACGTCTTCCACTAAATAATTATTTTTAAAACTATTAATTTCATCAGCCATCATTTTAATTTTTTGTTCTAATTCAGTAAAATGATCGGTATTTTTAAAATTATTTTTTGTATTTACGCGTTTAGTTAGAATAACTAATATTAAGATAATATAATTGAAAAGGTCCATTTTTATCTAATGAAAATAAATAAATTTATTTATCAAATTAATAATTTAATTTAATAATTATAAAAAATACTTTGATTTCAGAAAAAAATTCATCTTATTTATTATAAATAATTATCTCTTTAAATATAAATGGTATATAGAAAAATTAAAGTTGGAGTTTTAATACGAGCCCCATATATTTATAGAACAAAAACGGACGGCGATGACCACTATTCGGGATTTTTATTTGAAGTATGGCAGTTAATAGCCAAACAAAATAAATTAACGAGTGTATATACTACTATAGAGGGGTCAAATTATTCTAAGATTATGAGAGAACAGGGTGATAAATTTGATATTATTATAGGGAATATATCTAATAGCGTAGCCAGATACAATTATGTAAATTTTTCTTACCCAATTAAAATTAATAAGATAGGTATTATGAGAAAGAAAAAATTTAAAACCATATCTTTTTTATTAAAGTTTGTAAAAAATTTAACCATCCCACTTATAATATTAGTAACCACAGGTATTGTTCTTGGATTAGTATTGTGGTATATGGACCCAGATAGAACCTTTATCGAAAATGAGATGGGTAAAAAACTTACTTCTGGTTGGCGAAAACCTTTATTGAGCACCGTAGCATCTATGTTTGGTGAAATGGGGGGAGTTGTCGAAAGATCCGATTTATCTTTTTATAGTATATCGGCCATTTTAATAATTATGATAATCTCTTATTTTTCTACTATTTATTTCCAAGCGATGACCATCGGGGATATGATTAGTTTTGATAATGATTCCATAATAGATTCTAAGGGTATAAAGAATGTAACTATACTTACTATTAAAGGAACAGCGTTAGCTAAAGTTGTTAAAAGTGCTGGGGCCAAAATTGAATTTACAAAGGCTAAGAATGTTTCGGAGTTTATAACTTATTATAGAGAAAATATCGATAAATATGATGGTCTATTACTCGATTACGATACTATGTTAAATATAGAGAAAAAACACCCCGATCTAGTAATAGACCCTCATATCTTTGGTTACGACGATATACAATTCGCGGTATCAAAAAACAATTTCCAATTATTAAGTAAAATTAATCAATCAATATTAGAATTACAAAGTTCTTTAAAAATTAAGCATATTTGTGCTAAATATGTAGGAACCGACCCAGCCCAATGTGTCATTTAAAATATTTTAATATTTTAATATTATAATGAAAATAATTTTATTTATTATAATGTTAGTAATAATTTTACTATATAACCGTAAAAGATATTATAAATTTTTACCGACTATACCTCTTTATCCGGATAATATAAAGGAGTCATTAAAAGTACTGCATATTTCTAAATCCAGAAATCACCAGGATGATTTTTTTTTTAAATTAACGGACTCATCAGTAGTATTCGCGTTTAAACCATATGTAAAGGAAACCCATAATGAACTTACCAAAATAATTCTTAGTATAAATAAAATAATCTTTTTTTTTAAATATTTATTTAATAGAGCAAGGCCAGAACAAATAAATAAAGAAATAAATTTGCTAGACTCTAAAACAGCCGCTACTCCGGCTTTTCCCGCCGGACACGCGATGCAGGCCTATTATTTAGCGAAAATACTTACTAAAAGATATCCAAATAAAAAAAGCATATTTACTAAATTAGCAAAAGACTGTGATGATGTAAGGGTAAAGGCGGGTATTCATTATCCTAGTGATGGGAAATTTTCAAAATTTTTAGTTAAATTCCTGTAGAACCAAAGCCACCGTTTCCCCGTTCTGTGTCATCTAAATTATCTACAAATCTTACAGAAAACGGAGAAAGGTCTGGTGAACAAATTTGAACAAGCCTTACGCCTTTTTTAATTTCATATGTATATTTCTCAGTCTGGTTTATATCTGGATTAATAGCGTCTTTAATAAAATGGTCTACATTTGGATAATTTGTTAGGGGTATTTTAATTTCTCCCCGATAATTCATATCTATTATCCCTACACTATTAGCGAGCCTTAGCGGTGTTTTATAGATACTTGATCTGGGATACATATAATATCCAACATCAACTTGCTTATTGTCGTTGTTAATCATTTTGCACCGAACACCTGTTCCAACTAATTTTGTTTCTCCTGGTTTAATAGTAATATTTTCTTTAATGAATAGGTCTAATCCCGAATCTTTCCCGTCTAAAATAGCGACGACTCTGTCATTTTTATAAACAAGTGCCGAATCATCGGAACTGTTGATTATTTTATCATATATATAATTATTCTCCGGGAGGATTAATAAAGTATATTTAGGCATTTTAAATATAAAAATAATATTATATTTATAATCAAATTTATTAAATTATTACTAATGTAAATATTCACGTCGATAACGTTCTATTAATCTTTTTATTAGTAAAAAGAAAAAATAGTAACGCATCTTCTATATGGGGGAATATATAATCAACTCCAACAGGCTTACTTTTATAGTCTCCAATTAAAATAGTATTCCACCCAAAGTGTTTTTTAGAAGTTTGTAGATTTTCAATTGTATCTTCGAAAAAGTATACAGAGTCCTTTATAGGGCATATGTTAAATTGATTAATAGCCCTTTCATATGTTTGAAGATCAGGTTTTAGTAAATTATCCATTTTATCCCGTGCCATAATTTTTTTATCAGGGAAAAACTTATTAATATCCATTTTGTTTAATACAAAATCAGCATGACTACTATTCCCGTTTGTAAATAAATAATAATCCTTTTTTAATTCGGATAGTAAATGTTTTAAAAAAGGTTTTTTAAAAAAAGAATCGTAATACATGTGGGTGTTTATAGCATTTATATTGTCGCGTCTATTATATAACGTATAATCTAAATCAAAAATAAATTTATCCATTTTAATATAGAGATATTTTATTTTAAATTTGATAATTATAATTAATATCTGTTTTTATTAATATTACAATGGAAACCTCTACATCAGAACCGCTTCTAGCACCACAGGATAACCGCTTTACTCTTTTCCCTATTAAACACGATGATATATGGAAAATGTATAAACAAGCAGAGGCCAGCTTTTGGACCGCCGAAGAAATGGATTTGGCAAAAGACAAAAATGATTGGGACGATAAGCTTAATGACAACGAGCGACATTTCATTAAAAATATATTAGCTTTTTTCGCTGGTTCAGACGGAATCGTTGGTGAAAATTTGTTAGAAAACTTTTCAACCGAAATTCAAATACCCGAAGTTCGCTGTTTTTATGGTTTTCAAATAGCTATTGAGAACATCCACGCAGAAGTATATTCGCTATTGATTGAAAAATTTATTACCGACAAAGTTGAAAAAGAACGATTATTTAATGCTATAACCGAAATTCCATGTATTAAACAAAAAGCAGACTGGGCATTAAAATGGTTTTCACGAGAACGCACTTTTGCCGAAAGATTAGTAGCATTCGCTGTAGTAGAAGGAATATTCTTTTCAGGGTCGTTTTGTGCTATATTTTGGCTTAAGAAGAGAGGTCTAATGCCTGGGCTAACCTTCAGTAATGAATTAATTAGTAGAGACGAAGGTATGCATACGGATTTCGCAATTCTCCTATATTCCAAGTTGAATAATAAACTGAGTAGGGATAGAATTGTCGAAATCATTTCTAATGCAGTTTCGATTGAAAAAAAATTTATTAATGATTCTATTTCGTGTTCTATGATTGGTATGAATACTGTTCTAATGGACCAATATATTGAATATGTTGCGGATAGATTAGTATATCAATTAGGATATGAAAAAATATATAATAGCGAAAATCCTTTTGATTTCATGCAGCTTATTTCCATGGAAAATAAAACAAACTTTTTTGAGAAAAGGGTTGGTGAATATAGTTTAGCCAACGTAAATGTTGATGGTGGAACTGAAGATATTGGAGAAATGAACTTTGATTCTGTATTTTAAATTATATAAATATAATATAATGCATCTAAAATATATAGTAGCATCGATATTATTACTTTTAATCGATACGATATGGATATCTATAATTAAAACGAAATTTGGCAATATGATAAGACATATCCAAGGAGAAGAAATGACCATAAATGTAGCATCCGTCGCATTCGCTTATATGTCCCTAGTAATATTATATAATTATTTTATTTTGAAAGATAATAAGAGTATTTTTGACGCATTTATATTAGGGTGTTTGGCATACGCCGTATACGAATTTACAAATAAAGCCGTTATTAAAAATTGGTCGAGTCAAATCGTTTTATTCGATACATTATGGGGTGGTATCTTATTTGCAACAGTAACCATAATTATAAAATTTTTGAAAAATAAAAATCTTTTATAATATAAATAATGTCATCTAAACTTTCTGAAATAAAAAAATTATCTTCCGGGGCCGTAATTGTAGCTCTATTAACTGCTATTATAGGGCACGTAATTATACTGTTTGTTGGTAAATACTTATGGAATAAAACTTTAGTAAAATATGTCACTTTTGTAAAACCTTTAGAAAGTGTCTTAGATTTATTTGCGATCGCTATAATAATTAAAATATTATTAGTTTAAGCTTTTTAACGCCACGTATCGGCAGTATCAGATGAATTACCCCAAAATGACCCCCCAGAGGCATCACTCCTCCCCCCAATAAATGTTGTATTATTTTTCCAAGATTTATTTTTTTCCGAGACGATATCGGTTTTCCAAATGTTAAATTTATTTGGAACATCGCCACCCCTTGACCATGTTTTATTATCACGAGAGAGTGTGGGCGATTGCCCCTCACCGGCTTCTGCTTTCGACCCCCTTTCCCACGGACCACTCCTGCTTTCCGAACTTCCTTGACTTACATAAGTATCGTCATCGATTAATTTAGCACCCCTTTCCCACGGACCACTTCTGCTTTCTTCGATTTCTTGACTTGCATGAGTATTATCTCCTATTAATTTACTCCCCCTACCCCATTCTTCGGTAGAACTGGTTTCTAATGTATCCGAAGAATGCCATTTTTTAAAACCATTGGTATTTTCGTTTTTTATAGAAGACGGTGAGTCTCTCCAATTCTGTTCGTAGGGTTTTGGCTGATAAGACCCATCGTCATCTTTTTTCGGTTCTTTTGGTAGTTGAACAACCGAATTATCCGAGAATAACGTTTTCAGTAAATTTAAACTTTCGCTATTTGATGATTTAGACTTCTTTCTTCTGCGATTTTTACCCATTTTAATGAATTATATTAATTTTACCAAATGGCCTTAATATTAAATCAAATTTTTATTTTTATAAATTCAACTACAATATTTATTTCTCTGTTTATTAATAATGGGCGTAATAAATATTTGCTTAATATTTACATTTTTATGTATAATATTGCTTGGTTATATCCTTTTAACCCAAATACATATAAAAAATAATAAAGACGTTTTATTAGAAAAATTTTTTAATAACAGCACTAATTATAGTAATTTTACTAATGAAAATAAAAACTTAGATAATATATTAAATTCTTTTTCAGGATTGGCTTCTGGTCCGGTAAATAATATTTCCAATATCGTAGAGAGTTATATAGAAAGTCAAAATAATATGAGCTCGTTGTTAAAAGAAGAAATTGAAATAGTTATTAATAATATATTAAGTTCCATTAATTCAACTCATCAAACTAAATATAGATTATTAAGTATCGAAAGGGCGAAAGTAGAAAAAAATTTGTTCAAGGATTATCAAGTAACGACTGTATTTTTTATCTCTGAATTAGATAAATATTCCACTCGCAAGGTAATGATACAATATAAGAAATGTTCGCAATGCTCAAAACAGGGCAGTATAGAAACGACTAAACAGCGAAATGTATGCGAGGGGAAATGCGCTGATGAATTTAATAACAAAAAATATATACACTTGAGCTATATAAAGGCCGTACAAAGCACGCCAATTGATAAAAATACCTTTAGCAATATAGTATCTAAAGATGTGGTCACAGAAGATATTTCATATGACCAGCAATTTAATATTTTAAAAAAAAGGTGCTGTGGGAAAGGAGCTAATAAATCAATTACATTGCAATCTCCTAGTGAATTTAAGTTACAAAAATTAGAACTGGATAATAAATGTTCTATCAAAAATTTACCCAAACATATATCCGCTCCCTTTGAAAACCCTTCTATGTTTTCTCTGTGATGATTAATTTAATATTAAAATTTGATTAATAAAAATAAGTATATAATTTTATTAATGGAATTCGAAGAATTATTAGATAAAGTAGTTAAATTTAATAATAAAAATATAGTAAATACAGTCCTTCCTCATCCGAAATTTATAGATAAATCAAAGGGGAATCGGTATGAATTAGACCAATTTAATTGGACGATGCAGAAAAGGAATTATTTCCAAAATTTAAGAAATGAAATAAAGGGGTTTAAAAAAAAAGAGTATATTTCTGTTAATTCTCTGGATGAGGTTCAGGATATGATGTTAAAAAATGCATTATCTCAAAAATGGACTCAATTAGAAAAACACCATAAATTAAAACAGATAAGCGAATATTTAACCAGTCTTGACATAGATAAGAAAAAAATGAAAGATGTAAAAATCTATATTTATGGGGAATTTAACAAAGGGAGTCTAAAAAGTAGTAAATCAGTTAATTACAACCAAGAAGAATGTAAAATTATGGAAATCCCTTTGTTGGTAAAATATATCAACACTTTAAACAAATTATAAAAATTATTTATAGATTTTTTTATCTAAATAGTTATCTATGGGAAATAACGAAAGTATACAATCACCCTCGCCCGATATTGAGTTAGACAACGACTTATATCAAAGCGATAAAAATAAATTTTATGAAAAACGATATAATTTAGTACCTTCATTTAAAAATAATACCTATGATATTATTGATAGAAAATTTCCAAAATTTAATATGGACAACGAGTTACCGGATTTTGTAGATTTACGGAAAAGTTTCCCCGACATAATTCAAGTAGAATCATTACCATTCAACCCTATTGCGTGTGTATCTTATCTTCTAGAATATTCTATGCTTAAAAATGGGTTGTTGGTATTTCCACCATCACTCCTATTTATATACAAGCATTGTAAATTTTACCAAGATATACATGATTTAATTAGTTTTGAAACTATTTTTAAAGCAATTCGTTCTAAGGGATTTTGTATAGAAAATGAATTTAGAACAAATAAATATAATTTAATTAATAAAGAGGTTTCAGAGGAGTTATTAGAAAAAGCACAACCATATAAATTTATTAAAGTATATCATGTTGTTAACAATATTGACATTATTAAGCGGGTGTTATATAACAAATACCCTATATTAGTTGGGTTCTCTCTATATTATAAACTTACCAAAGTAGGAAATAGTATGTGGACGCCAAATGAAAATATAGAATCAAATATCGGCGGTGTCGGCGGTGTTTTAGTGGGATATATAGAGGATAGAGAGGTATTCATAATGGCTCAAACATATGGTAATAATTTTGGACAAAATGGATATATATTAATTCCATATAACTATATAACTAATAAACAGTACACGTTTGAAATGTATGTTTTGGACTTAGATAAAAAAAGAATCGAAGGTTATTTAAGTCAGGTCCAACCATTAACAACTGAGAGAACCACCGAAGATGATACCGAATCAATAGGGTTTTTATCAAATCTATTCCGTTAATATATTAAAAAAAATATGATTGTTTTTATTTTAAATTAAAGATAATTATATCCTCTAAGTTAATATGTCGACTAATATAGATATATGGGATTGCTTTGATTCGTTTGAACAAAGTACACCCCAGAAACCAATTGATAAAAACGTGGTTCTGGCGAAGTATATGTGTAAAGAATGTAATTCATATAAACTAATCTATAATGATGGGCAATATTCTTGTTCTGAATGTGGTATAATGCAGGAAAAAATACTTTCCCAGGAAGCAGAGTATAGATTTTATGGAGCCAGCGATTCGAGGGGTTCTAACCCAGAAAGAGTTGGAATGCCAACAAATTCATTATTACCTATATCGTCGATGGGTTCGTTAATCCAAAGAAGACACTACGATACCGTTGGTATTAAAAGAATGATTCAATATAATAATTGGAACCAAATGCCTTATAAAGAAAGAAGTCTTTATAAAATATGCTGCAAAATTACCGCAAAGGGTAAATCGGCTGGATTACCGAAAATTATTACCGAAAGAGCTAAGGAATTATATAGTATTGTTAAAAAGGTAAATATATCACGAGGTGATAATCGCGCGGGGCTTATTGCTTCTTGTGTTTGGCACGCATGTAAAGATATGGGAGTGCCACGAAGTTCAGCTGAAGTGGCTGCTATATTTGGTATAAAGCAAGCAGATATGACAAGAGGTATTAAATATTTTAGAGAAAACTGGCGACTTGCTAATAAACAGGACGAGCAACAAATATGTTTAGATTCAAGTAATCCTATTAATTTTATTGAGCGTTACTGTTCTCCTCTTGGAGTATGTGCTAAAATTAAACATATTGTTGAATTTGTTTCTATCAAATCTATTTTAAAAGGTATAGTAGATGATAATACAGCTCCCTCTATAGCAGCAGGCGCAATATTTTTAACATGTAATTTATGTAATAAAAATATTACTAAAAAGGATGTAGCTAGAGCTTGTAAAATTTCCGAAGTCACTATCTCTAAATGTTATAAAAAATTACACACTTATCGATTGGAGCTTTTCCCCAAGAGTGTTTTAAAACATTATAATATTACTTAAGGCCTTATGCTCTCAGCTAACAAGAGCTCGTGCTTAACTTTTAATTCCTTTTTTAATGTTTCAAATAAGGATTTAATATTACCAATATAGGCTCTTTCAGTTTCATATTGATAATCTACCTGTCCATCTGCGTTTTTGGTTTTCCCCGAAATATCGATTATTATAGACTCCATATTAGCTATCTGTGATTGTAAACTACCACTTAAATCCAAGCATAATTTATCAGTTATTTTAAATGGATAGGTGCCTGTTGGGTATAAACGTTTTTTTTCCACTAATAAAATATTTTTTAATTCATCGCGGCTTATTCCGCTACCGCTTATATGAATATACCCACTAGAATCTATGTTTCCGCTAGAATCTCTGCAAAACAATTTAATTGGTTTATCTGGTCCTATTAATTTTTGGATTGTTTGAATAGTAAAGTTAAATAAAGGTTTAATATAAGCGTTTACATTGGGGTCTGTATCTGCTACATCTATTAATACTCCTATGTCAACTCCATCTTTAGCAAATGAATTTACCGCATCAATAATGTTCTTTCCGCTAATATTTTTTTGAACATGGTCCTTTAATTGTTTAATGAATTCATTATTTTTATAAAAATTACTAAATACTTCCTCATTTATATCCGCACCTATCACTTCATCCTCGACTGCCGTTTGAACAACAATTTCATTATAAATAACATCCTTAGGCTTATTTTTAGCCTCCTCTTCATACGTTTGTTGGTCAGCCCCACCTTTCATAGAAACGGTTTCGTTTTTAATTAAATAATTATAATAACTTTGTAAAATTCCAGACCCAGATTTACCAAAGATAGATACTTTTTTCCCTGTCATTGGATTAACAATTTTATTGTAGAACATACTTATATACTATATATATAATATATTATTTTTCACACCATTTTATTGTAAAAACAATCTTTCAGATATTTACGATAAGTGAAATAAATCTCTACAGGCATTTCACTTCGATCTTTCCAGAAAATAACTTTACTTTCATTCTTAAAGATAATTGGATTGAAAAACTTGTCTGTATTTATAAGGGCATTTTTTATTAATTCTGCTGTTTTTGATTTAAATGCCCTATTTGGTCGACCAAATTCTAAAATATAATTTAAGATATCGCTATTGTATTTTGTTAAAATAAAAATTTTATTTATATTCATTTATATAATTATATTCTTTCTACTTTAAGTCGATTAATACCAAATATATGAACGGGTAAATTAAGATTATCTCTAATTTCTTTTGAAATCATTCTTACATAAAACCCACTAGAAACTTTAATTTCATAAGGTATTAGAATGACTTTTTCCATACTGACGCCATCCCAACCACTCGTAATTTCTTTAATATTAAATCTTTCTTTATCGGTTATCGAATTAAGGCGATATTTAACCATATCAAGATACCCTGTATAATTCAATTCTATAATATCCGTTGTCTGTCTTAAGGATATAACCTTTACTGGTTTTGAAGGTAAGTCGCTTTCTTCTAAAATACCTTTTTTGTGCCAATACCAAAGAGGTCTTTTTTTACCTGGTCCCTTATTAATTTTTTTAGCAGAAATAGGATGATATTTTTGGGTAGTTTGGTTAATGATACACGTATTCATAAAGCTTTTAATTGACTCTATATTATTCTTCACCGAAGTATCTATATTCGTGATTCGTCCCATAATATCATCACTGTCGGTTGAAATACCCAACGCGATGAAAAACTCATAAGTCTTATTACTTTGTAAATACTTTGGCATCATTTTTGTATCTTCACCAAATAAAACCTTTGTTACACCACAAGCTTGGGGGTCTAATTTACCACATATAGCAACTTTAACGTCGTCAGCAATACCCTTTTCACACCGTATCCTATCTGCAAATTCTTTAGTTGTTTCACCAACATATTTACGGACCAACATTATAAATCTATTATAAAAAATCATACTTCCTTAACAATCAAATTTTTATGAATTAGGGTAAGTTTCTAAAAACTTTTCAACTCGGTCGTAGATAATAATATTACTGACCTCATATCTAGTCCGACCCAAACCAGTTGTTATCCAAAACTCATAATGCTCCGCAGGGTCGCCTTTATACCGATGCATGATATTGTCGATATAGCCTACTTGTCCAGCAACAAAGTAATTATCTAAAATATGACCATCGATACTATACAAGCACACTACTTTATCTCCTATTTTAAAATCCTCAGGGTTATTCTCAAGCCCCAATTGTCCAATATAAAACTTCAAAAGTCTATCTGATTTAATTTTTTCAATAAGAGTGTCCATTTTAATGTTATAAGGTATATTATACTATAACCACATCAAATTATTATTAATTTGATTATTTTTTATCCCTTAACGTTTATATGAATCAATAATGTCTAAAACCAAAATATCCATAATTTTGGGGTGTATGTACAGCGGCAAGAGCACAGAACTTGTTCGTCGAGCAAGCCGGTACAGGGCTGTGGGAATTTCTACACTAATTATTAATCATGTTAATGATACCAGGACTGGACTCAGTGTTCGAACTCATTCAGGGACAAAACTAAGTGCTATTAAATTAGATAAGCTGATGGGTCTATTCGATGAAGATTTTGATTTTGAGGACGAAGGTGGGTATCAGGTTCACTGGTCGGATATGACGGTGATTGCAATCGATGAAGCGCATTTTTTCCCAGACCTTTTAGAATTTGTTAAAGAGATTGAAAAACATAATAAAGTTATTATTATTTCAGGCTTGGATGGGGATTATAAACGGGAGCCTATAGGAGATATCCTTAAAGTAATTCCATTATGTGATGATGTGGTTAAACTCACCGCGCTGGATATGGTTGATAGAGATGGTTCAGAGGCGATTTTTAGTAAAAGAATTGTAGAAAGCGATGACCAAATACTCGTTGGTGCTCAAGAGAGTTATATTGCTGTCTCTCGAAAAAATTATTTAAGTAAATAAATCCATATAGTTAAATAATTTAATATTAAACGTTTTTTATTAATTGTAAATCCAAATCAAAGGGTATAAGTGCTTTTTCACCATCGCGATATTCTTCGATGATACCCATTTTTTTGACCTTTTCGTATAATTCCAGCGTTGTATTAAAATATCCAAATTCATTTATATCTGAAAAAAAACAACTTCCATGTTTTTTCCATTCATGTTCCCAAAAATTATCGTTGCTCCCACGGTCTGAGGACCAATATTTATCTAATTCGTCTTCTATAGGTTTTAATAATTCGGGGTCGAATGTAACTTTTTTACAAAACTGTGGGTAATTTGTTTTACTTGATTGTGGCCATAATCCATGAATAACCCATTGATTATCCTCTAACATTAATGATAAATAGTAGAATCTAGTGTCTTTATACAATCCGACGAACTCTAATATGTTTTTAAACATTTATATTATTTATAGAGAATTTAATTGTAACAAGAATATTAAAATAATATATTATTTTAATATTATACTGGAGTATGGCCAATCTCATCGAGAAAATTTTTAGTAGCCCACCAAAAGCACCGTTTGCGCTTTCTATGACTTTAAATCTAAAGGATTCTAAAATAGATACGTTGTATTCGTATATCAAAGAATTATATCTATCGGGGTTATTATATTTAACACATGGTTCTTTTAATGGGAGTATTGTTATAGGAGATATTATGCAAAATCATTTAGACACAATGCAGAAATATATGCTTAGTATTGGAATTACAACATCGTATAAAGTTTATACACCCGAGAGCTTCGATTTAATTTCAAGAGATTTCCTATATGATGCGAAAAAAATAAATAATCTAGATATTAAAGTAATATTAGATTGGAAAAATAATATTATTAATAAAATAGCCTTTAAAGTTAAAAATTTGACAGACGAAGAATTAAAGGAATTTTATATAACTGTTAAAAAACATCATATTGTAAATATTATATATAAATTTATACTACCTTCGTCTTTAAAAGATAATGGGTTTATAATTAAAGATGGTGGTAATTTACATATTTTTTATTTTAATTTCGCAGAGAGGGCCACATACCAACCAAAATATAAATTTAATAATAATCATAATTTTTAATTAAAATATAATATAAAGATATTAATAGGTTTATTACTATGAAACTTTTGTCTATAGATGTTGGTATAAAAAATTTGGCGGTATGTGTAATAGAATTCGATGCTTCTGGGAATAATAAAATACTCGAATGGGTAATTATTAATTCTATTCAAGATTTATTAGATAACCAACTTACTTGCTGTGTTACAAAAAAAGGTGTTTTGTGTAAAAAAGTAGCGGTTGATAAAGTAATATTGGGTGATAAAGTTTTAGGATTTTGTCATTTAAAAAATTGCCAGAAAGAAGTAAAAGGCTCTTATTCTAAAAAACAGATTAAAAAATATAAAAAAATTAACGCTAATCATATAGCTTTGAGTTTATTGGGAAAAAATATTTATCATGGATTAAATAGTTTAGATAATTTATTGGATTTGGATTTCGTAATAATAGAAAACCAACCTGTATTAAAAAATCCCAAGATGAAATCGGTACAAATGATTATTTATAGTTATTTCTTATTTTCTAAAGAATCAAAAAAATTAAATCATAGTTTAATATTATTTAATGCACGTTCTAAATTAAAAATATATGATGGACCGGAGATAGAATGTAAACAAAAAAATAAATATAGTCAAAGAAAATTTCTTTCAGTAGAATATACTAAATATTTTCTTAATAAAAACCCCTATAATAAGAAGAATTGGTCAGAAATATTCAGTAAAAGTAAAAAACAAGACGATCTTGCCGATAGTTATTTACAGGCGTTAACTTATTATCACAAATTTTGTAGTAAATAGTTTTTCATAATAAATAATATATAAAATATAATTATTTATAGATTATTTAATAATTTTATTTACATGAAAAAAATTTTATTAATTGAATATTTTAAAAATGATAATAAAGAGCGGGATAAAGAGGTGATAGAATCTATTACAACCAATCAATCCCATAATATTTTTGATGAAATATTAGTAATGTGTGAAAAAAATATTCCAGAATTTACTGGTAATGAAGTTGTGAATAAAGAATTTAGGAGATTTTTATTGAAAAAAAAAATTAGTTTAAAATCAAACAGAAGGGGGGGGAGAGATATAAATAAAAAATTTATATTTAAAGAAAATAATATAAAATATATTTTTAGTGAAAAAAGACAGACGTTTAAAAGCATGTTTGAGTATGCCAATAAACATTATCCTAATTCAATTGTAGTTATAGCAAACAACGACATTTATTTCGACACTACCTTAAATTTACTAGACAATTATAATATGGACAATAAATGTTTCTCTCTATTACGATATGATGTTCAGGAAGACAAAAAAACTAGTAAAATATTTGAATATTGTGATTTCGAACTGGCAAGGGGGTATGGAACTAAAGGACCCAGAGCTGATGCCCAAGATTCTTGGATATTTAAGACTCCTATATCAATACCATCTACATGTAATTTTAATTTTGGTATTCTTGGTTGTGATAATCGTTTAGCATATTTGTTACATAAAGAAGGCTATATTGTGAGTAATCCAGCAATAGATATTAAATCTCACCATCTTCATTTAACAGGAATAAGAACTTACGATAAAAATAAACGACTTACTTCGCCTTATCTATATATTTGTCCCACTAAATTAAATGAAGTAGGTAAATATAAATTTGCAGGATTATAACCATTTATTTATAAATTATATCGCGTTTCTATTTATTATAACTTTTCTAGTATTATAAATAAATGGATAAATATTCCAAATCGATATTAGCAGACGCAAAAAAAGAATATACAAAACAATTAACGAATATTTTAGTAAAACCTATTTATTCGGGTATTACATCGATTTATTCTGACGCAAAAAGTTCCTCAATCATAAATAATATTAATATATTAAAAAGTTTTCAATTACTACTTTCAAAAACACCTAGGTGGGAGGAAACCAAAGTAGAAAACGAACTTAAAAAAATAAAGGATTTGGCTAATTGTGATTATTTGGAGGATCTGTTAACGGCGGTTTTTGTAACTCATACAAAAGTTCTAATTTCGATTAAAAAGCAATCTAATACATCTGCTATTGATTTAGATGTTCCTAATATCGGCTTTTTTATTCATAAAGTATACATACAATGTGCCAGAAATTTCTGGCGACAGCCTTGGTTAATACATACCCAGTACAATTCGCTTGATTTACAACGTAATTTAATTGATTCCGAAAAGCTAATAAAGGAATCTATTTTAGAAACAATTAGAAATTTACTCCCGGTTAAAAATGTATTAAAGCAATATTTGGGGAATAATTTTATTGATGAAGATTATGAAAAATATACAAATGAAGACATAACAAGTGTAGTTAGCCAACAAACAAAAAAAAATATCAGAGAGCTTCTTAAATTTGAATTAGAAAAAACTAATAAAACAGACCAGAAAAAAGACTTTTCTGTTGTAAGCATATCTAATAACGAGGATGAAAACGAGGATGAAAACTATTCTATTTCTACACAAAATTTAGAGGAAGTTAAAAAAAGTTTAGAATCTAATGAAGAACTAACGGGTGGGGAAATAAATAGAAGTGATGTTATAAAAAAAACTACTTTAGAGAATATGTCAGTTTATAATAATTTATCAGCTGAAAATTTCGACAATCGGTCTATGGGGGAGATTTCAATTTTAGATAGTAAATCTTTTGTAGATAATAAAACTATTGCGGAGGACGACACCTCGTTTGACGAGCCAGAGGTTAATTTAGACACACAAACGGTTATTGAGGACGACACTTCCTTCGACGAGCCAGAGGTTAATTTAGACACGCAAACGGTTATTGAGGACGACACTTCCTTCGACGATGAAGCTAATTTAAATTATAAACTGGGGTTAGATAGCGGTGACGAATCTAGTGTTAATGAAGGAGACATGAATTCTGAAAAATCAGACGAAATATTAGATACTCAGCCAATTATAGAAACAACCAGCTCAGGCGATGATGGTAATATAGAAAATAACAAATTGGGCCTCCAATCTGTTATAGGAGATAATACTAATAATACTCTGCTTAAATTAGATAAATTGTTAGAAGAAAAGAAAGTTGTAAGTAATCCTGTCGACGATTTTAGCTTTTTTGCCGATGCAGCTGATTTTTAAAAGTTGCGTTTATTTATTTATTAAAAAATAAATAACAACAATAAATGAATATTTTAATATTTTCCGCTGTTTCGGCTGTTCTGGCTACAGTATTATCCTTAATATATCACAAGATCAGAAAAAAAATATAGAGACATATGAAATTTTAAAAGATGGAGTTATTGGTTTTTTATTAGGAGGTATAAATTATTTATTAGTTTCTAATTTAGGTGAAAACTTAAAAAAAACGATTACTGAATTTGATACAGGATCCCCTGATTTTTAAACTTTTTTTACATTAATTTTAGGACCTCGTCTTTTTCTACTTATTGTAAAATTCTCGTCATCACTGTCGTCGTGATTTGGGTTATAATTATCCTGATGATATTTCCATAAAGTAGGGTGTCCTATTTTAAAATAACTATGTGAATCTGCTTTATACCAAAATACCTGGTCTTCTAATTTATTACTTTTAGAATTGTTATTAATGACTACACATTCGAAATTTTCGGTACATTGGTCCATTACCTGATTGAATACTTCTAAAGTATGAAACATACCCGCGTATTGTTCATACAACCTCTTTCTGTTTGCTTGTATATTTTCTCTTAAAATAAATATATAGTCAATATTAGTCCGTAGAGATGGCGGAATCCCTAAAGCATACTGCATAGTAAGAATAAAAGTACTTTTAAAATGCCTCCCATTCATAAATAAAGCTCTTATATCTGTGTTTTTTGTCCACGATGGATCATATAAACAATCATCTAAAATTAAAAAAGCCCGAGGGTCCACATTGCTGTTGTCCTTTTGTAATTTCACAACTTTTTTTTGTCTTTTAATATAATTATTAATAGTTTTATCAGTAAATTGGTTGTGGATAAATATGCTGGGCATAATTTTAGAGTAAAATGAATTCGAACCCTCTGTTCCACTTATTACGCACCCAACAGGGATATCTTGATGGTAATATAATAAATCCCTCACTAAAAATGATTTACCAGTTTCACGCTTACCTATAAATACGATTACCTTTCCATCAGGTATAGATGTCATATCAAACTTTTTTAGTTCTAAAGTCATTATTTAAATAATAGATAAATTAAATGCTTATTTTACGCAAACATATATTTAAACACACGGACATAATATATATCAATGACAGACATAAAACTTATCATAAACCAGGATGTATATAAAGACAATATTGCTACCCCTACAATATTACTATTTATTTTCGGAGGCGGTCTATTTATAACGTCAATTATACTTAGATTAATTTATAACTATTCGGCGTTAGTGGTAATACCCCTTTCTGCTTTAGGAACATATTGTTTATTCCCAGTTATTCATGATGGGAGTCATGGGTCTATATGTAAAAATAAATTTTATAATGAATTAATATCTTATATAGCAGGGGTGCCTTTTTTCTTTGCACCATTTCCCACATGGAGATTCATTCATCTGCGACATCACCGGTATACCAATATACGTGACAAAGATCCCGATTATTATGCCGGGGGTGGAGTACAAAATTCCTTTTATTTACCTATAAGATGGATTACTCATATATTCCATTATTATGTTTATTTTATCACAGAACTAATAAAAATTTTATATAAAAATATTAGAAATAAATTAATAAATGAAGATAATACATGTGAAATAGAAAATATTTACAAAATAACATCCGATAAAATAATTAAAGATAACACTTTTATTCTGTTTATAACGGGATTTTCTATATTTTTAAATATATTAATTGTATATTATACTTACTGTGCTGGAGTATTTGATGAACTATGTATTTTATGGATAATTCCTAGCACCATTACAATAATGCTACTATCCGTGTTATTTGATTATTTACCACATAGATATTACGAAGTAGATATCTTAGAAAATAAATATAAAACCACCAACATGACGCATGGACTTATGACAAAAAAGGGTAAAGTTAATAAACTAATAGCGTTTTTAACATGCAACCAATTAACTTATCATAATATTCATCATCTATATCCAAAGGTCCCCTTTTATTTATATCCTAAAATATGGGATGATAATAAAGATGAGCTTATTAGACGTGGCACTAAGGTGCAGGCTATTTTTTAGTTAAATTTTATTATTAAATATATGAGATATGTTTAATAATGAAGTTATATAAATATTTGAATGTTGGGGATATAAATACCAAAATATTCGCCACAGTTAAAAAAAGTTTAAAACAAAATTATAAAATTTACGATAAAATAAGTATGTATTCCGCTAATTTAGAGTTACTTTCATATAACACTAAAAATAAAAAATTTAATAATAAGTATTCCCTATTTAAGCTTTTAAAAAAAAAATATAGACTAGGTTATAAGGGGTTTGTATATAAAGCCATCGTATTCCATAATCGAAAAAAACATTATAGGGAAATATTTATGAAAGAACTTCCCATATTCCCCCCACAGTATAATTATAATTTAAACAAATATAAAACACATAATTATAATGAATATAAATATAACTTTTATAAATATAACCACCATTCCTCGTCTAATATAGAGGTGTTTTTAAGTTATATTTGTTCTAAATTATACGAGCTTCGTGTTTCTCCTAATTTTTGTTTATTTTACGATTGCTATTCGGTAGTGCTCAAGAAATTCAGCTATGAGTTAGATAAAATATCGCATAATATCAAATCTACCAATTGTAAAATATTTGAGTCAAGTGACGAAATTATTTTAGAAAAAAAACTCTGTCCAGTTATTTTATTGGCTTTAGAAAAGTTAGATTTTGACTTAGATACCATTAATTTGGAAAATGAGATAGATTTAGATTTTTTCAAATCTATATTTTTTCAAATATACTCTAGTATTTATATAATGTATACGGTGGCGGGGGTGCAGCATAATGATTTACATATAGGGAATATTATGCTAAAAGTTACCGATATAAATTTTTTATACTATAAGATTAATACTATTATTTATAAGATTCCTACATTTGGGTATATCGTAAAAATTATAGATTGGGGTAGGGGGACATATGACTATAATACTTTTATAGGAAATAATAATATTTTTAATAAAAACAACGATTGTGAAAATCAGATAATTTTTAACAGAATTAATAAAAAACCTTTAGTATCAAAAAATAATTGGGTTGATATAGTGACTATAACGCAAAATATATTATATAATTTTCCCAAAATAAAATTATTTAAAGAATTTTACACTTTTTTAAAAAAAAATATAAAAATGGATAACGGTCTCTATTTAACAACAAAATCATTTAATTGGGAAATATATGAACATATCGCTAGAAATGATTTTAATATTAATCCTTTAGAAATATTACAAAATAATGAATTTAAATTATTTCAATCCAACGAAAAAATCACTAAAAATGAAATAATTTATCCAATAATATGATACTTAGTCAAAAACTTTAAGACGTTCGAAATTTTTCATTAGAATTTCAGATTCTTCTTGATTAATTCCTTTTTCTCCAATAACTTTCTTCAGGGGGTATTTGTTCCACGTGTTGTCAGAATTAAATAGGGATTCATGCATATAATTTATATTATATAGAACAGTATCTTTATCTATTGAATAAGATTTAATAGCATCCCTTTTCTTAAACTTTTTTATAACTATTTCCTTCGGTGTATCAGTTCCTATAATTAAAAGACTTATACTTATTAATAATATTACTAATATAACGATATTCATTTATAATTAATATATCTAAATATAATTTTTATTGTTAACAGACCTATTATAGAAAAAGTCGTTATATAACCCAAAACCACCCGACACATTTAATAATTTAGGCGCCAACTCGAATACGCTCGTTATATCAGGTTTAATATTAGAATCCCTATTAGTTTTAATCATATACTCATCCACATATTTATATTTTATTATCGTTTTAGTGTTTTTTTTGAAACGATATATATAATATATAAATATCGCTATTAAACCCAATTTAATTACCGCATTAAATTCTATCAAAATAAATTTAGAAATTGTTATAAAAAGGTGTATAAAATATTTAATAAAATTCTTCATTAACTTATTATAATATATATATAATTATTATTATAATAGTTTAATTAGCTGTATTTACTACACTTTCGTCTGACCCAGCAGTATCTAATTTTCTCTGCATCCAAGGGTCAACATCTTCCATACCATCAGTTAAATTAGAAACCTCTGAAACATTTGCCTCTGCTTTTTGTTCAAGAAATTGTTTCTTTTTATCGGCTTCTTGTTGTTTAACATAATCTATATTTTCCCGGAAATGTTGGTCTTTATTATCTTGATTTTCGCGATATTTTTTAATAAGATTATTAAGTTCAGATTCGGCATACTCTTGACCTTCAATTTTATCGGGTCTGGGATCCCACGGAAGCCAGTATCCAACTTGTCCGATGTATACATTAAAATTAGGGTCCGCGCTTTGAAGTTTTTTTGCTTTCATTTGCGCTTCTTTTAGAGTAGAATATACACCTCTAACTTTCACTCCTCTTACACTTGTTTGGAAATCATGCTCCTGATTAAATTCTTCCTGTAACTTAGCTTCATTAACATATAGAAAATCTGTATATTTTTCTACAATAGAATCAGAATCTAAATCATAATTTTTAGCAATAGTCTTTAGAAATTTATGTACAAATTGTATATTTTTTTCTTGTAATATTTTTTCGGGGGAAATAAATGACAAGCAGGTGTAATTTTGTCCACCGATTGGTGTGTCTACCTCTAAAAAATCTTCAATTGTATTGTCTTCCATCTATATCCTATATATAAAAATAAGACTTTAAGTTTTTATAATTTGTAAAATTATTTTCTTTTTATATTATATAAAAATGGAAGGTATTAAATCAGAATTAAACAAGCTCACCAGTGCTTTTGACTTACAGGAAATTTTAAAAAGAGTTATCAAATACTTAATTGAAGGTTTTGCTGTCGCAATCGCCGCCAAATACATCCCAGCAAAAGGAAACCTTCGTATGGAAGAAATTGTAATGATTGCTGTAACTGCTGCCGCGACATTCGCCTTATTAGACTTATACGCCCCAAGTATTGGCGGCGCCGCCAGACAAGGTACCGGTTTCGGTATTGGTGCTAACCTTGTCGGTTTCCCCAGATTAGGTTAAATATATAGAAAATTTTAAATAGTTACTTGTTAAATTTAATTTAAATTTAATAAATAATATTTCTCAGACCGTTGGAATAAATTGCCAATTTAATTCGCTGCATATTTTTTTCCAAACCTCATCATGCTCGTGTAATTTCTCTCTTGATTTAAGAAGTCTGCAATATGGGAGATATTCGTCTTCTTCTAAAAGTTGAAAAAATTTAAAAAATATATATGGATAAGAAAAAAAATTAGCTCTTTTGTTAGGACAATATTTTAACCAGGGACCTTGTACTTGCTTAAACATATTTCTTAATTTATCTTCTAGAATATTATCTAAAATAGGAGCCGGATTTCCGGAAAGACGGTTCATAATATAATGACTATGTTCGTAGTATTTAGTTAATTCTAATTTTTTTAAGACTTCTCTTATTTTATCAGCTGTAATATTTTTAATATTTATATACCTTTCTTTTTTCAATTCTTTTAGTATTTTGTTATATATCCCATCCCCAATATCAGTCGACTCTTTCGCTTGAAATTGTGATAAAAATTCATTCGCGTGATTTATTTTTTTATAAGCAAAATATGTTACTTCTCGTGGGGGCTCCTTGTATGAAGGAGTATTGTTATTAATAAGAATTTTTTCCATACCACCACATTTTGGACATATTAATAATCCCTGTTTTTGTTTTATGATTCTACGTTCCTTACACGTTTTACACATATCTAGGTTTTCAGCACTAATAATTGCTCTTTTAGGAACAAAATCCTTATTAGTTAATTTACTAAATTGGTTCATTATTGTTTTTTTTTTTGAGGGGGATACAGTTGATATATTTGTATGGTTTTTAGACGATGAAAAGAAGTCAATAACGGTTTTATTTTTATTATCAGAATAGGGAATCTTATTATATTCATATAATAAATAACTAGATTCCAATAAATAATCATAGTATTCTTTGTTACTTTTTATCGATTTAATTTGTTCTTCAAGTTCATTTATATCTAACGATATTTTGTATTTACGCTCTAATTCTTTCTTTTTTAAATCTGCGTGAGGTATATCACTCAAAAGGTTTAATTCTTGTGTTAAATCTTTACAACATTTCTCTAATTCAGGAAGATTACTAATGTCTTTATTAAAAATAGCTAATTTATTTTTATGTTTTTCGTTTAGAGTTGTTTTAATAGGTTTATTTTTCTTCTTTTTCTTCTTAATTTTTTTCAACGAATCCATTTAAGTTAATAATAATATTTAAGAAATTATCTTTATTTCGTTTTAAATAGTTTAAAAGATTATTTACTAATTATAATGAGTAATAGTGAAACATATACTAAGGAATTGTGTAAAATGATTTTCATATACAATACCTTATTAAATGGGTGGTCTGTTAAAATGTTAGGCAAGGACAAATTCGAGTTTATTAATAGAAAACAGGAAGTTCGAAAAGAGTATTTTAATGATACATTTATTAAAGATTTTTTAGAAAAAAATATAAGTGATAAAAATAAATATATTTTAAACCGAAATAAATAATCTAAATAATTATCTTCTATTAATATATATAAGAATTATGGGAGGTGGTCTAATGCAATTAGTAGCCTACGGGGCACAAGATATTTACTTAACAGGTAATCCACAAATAACATTTTTTAAGGTTGTGTATAGAAGACATACTAATTTTTCTATAGAAAGTATAGAACAAAACTTTAATGGAACCGTTGGTTTTACAAAAACTGGTACCAAAAATACATGCACTATTTCAAGAAACGGAGATTTAATACAAGGTATGACTCTGAGAATAAGAATTAAAGATATTTCCGCGGGAGGAGCCGGTTCAAATTGGGCTTGGGCCCCATATTTAGGCCATAGGCTAATTCAGTATGTCCAATTAGATATTGGTGGTCAACTTATTGATAAGCATTATGGTGAATGGCTTCATTTATGGAGTGAATTAACTTTACCCGAATCAAAGAAGGTGGGGTATAATAAAATGGTTGGTCAGCGAACTGGAATAGTTGGAAACCGAAGCGCTAATGGGGTGATAACAACTTTAAGTGGAAACGAATGTGAAAATGATTTTACACTTAATATCCCTCTTCAGTTTTGGTTTTGCAGAAATCCTGGTTTAGCACTACCGCTTATTGCTTTACAGTATCACGATGTAAAAGTAACTGTAAATTTCAGATCAATAAAGGAATGCCTGAGAAGTTACGGTTCTGATACTAGCTTCCAGGGAGGAGGAACTCCTGACGATGGAGGGAGTAGTATATCATGGCAAGACGTATCACTATATGTTGATTACATATATTTAGATACCGATGAGCGAAGAAGATTTGCTCAATTAACTCACGAATACTTAATCGAACAAGTTCAACAAACCGAGCAACAATTAACAACAACCACCGGTTTAGTAAATCTTCCTTTTAATCATCCTGTAAAAGAATTAGTATGGGTAGCTCAGAGGGTGGCAGCTGATGCGTCTGGGGAATACTGGAACTATGTTACAGAAAATACTAACAATCCATTCAATTTAGGAGGTAGCGACGATAGACATGGCGGAGTGAGCAAAACGGGAGCGGACCCATTAAATATGGTCGAAGAGTGCCGGCTTCAATTAAATGGCAGTGATAGATTTAGCACAAGACGCGGTGATTACTTTAATTTGGTTCAGCCATACTATCACCATACAAGAATCCCATATAACGGTATTAACTCCTATTCATTCGCTCTTAGACCAGAAGAACATCAGCCTTCTGGGACGTGCAACTTTTCTAGATTAGACAGTTCAAAATTATATATGACTCTTGCTGATGTCACGAACCAGGCTACGAATGTAACAGTTTATGCAGTTAACTATAATATCCTCCGTATTCAGTCTGGTATGGGTGGATTGGCTTATTCTAATTAAGAATTTAATTCAAGATTTAAACAAATATTATCACCGTCTAATATTTGTCTAGATTTCTTAAACAATTGGTACATTTGTAAATGCCCAAACGAACCCTCCATTTTAATAATTTTTTCTTTAATATAATTATTAACTCTTAGAAAAACAAGGCATTTTTCAAATATATCCATCGTGTTTTTTTTTGTTTTAAATCTTCTTTGGTGTTTATAGCAAACTTTATTTTTAAACGTATTAATTATATTTGATTTGTAAGCGCTAGTATTTAATTCAAATATAATTGTTACTATATCTTTACAGATATCACTAATATCTATCTGTTTAATTGTCACGCACCTGTTCATCTTAATACAGTTATCGCAACAACGCATACACGGTTCTAAATCTGGTTCTCCTAAATAATTGGACATCGCTGCGTGGCGACATTTTTTTTTATTTATACAAAAATTTTCAAAGAATTCTAGCATCTTAATGGTATTTTTCATATTTGTCCTGTGTTCTAAAAATTGTTCACGAGTTCGTTGGTATTTTAAACTATTTCTAAAAGAATATTTTATTAATTTTTTAGCATTAGCCCTGTCGTTTTCGGAGTAGAATAAAATGCAATTACTATTCTCGCCATCTCTTCCTGCCCTACCTATCTCCTGGTAATAGCTTTCTATTGAAAACGGGATATCGTTATGTATGACAAAACGGACGTCTGATTTGTCTATACCCATACCAAAGGCAATCGTAGCAATTATTACCTTGATTTCATTAGCTTTCCATTTCTCTTCTATATTATTTCTAAGCTTTTTTTTTAAACCTGCGTGATACGCCTTTGTAGCCAAACCACCTTCATTTAGATATTTTTCTAGAGTTTCGCATTTTTTTCTTGTTTGGCAATAAATAATACCACTTACCTCTTGGAAATTTACATGATTAAGAATAGTTAAAATATTTTTATTATGGTTTTTTAAAATTCGGGATTTTTCTATAATAGAAATATTTAAATTTTTTCGAAAATAGGACTTTGTATACATTTTATATTGTTTAAATTGTAATAACCTAACTATTTCATTCCTTACATTTATTGGAGCGGTGGCCGTCAACGCCATTATAGGAACGGTGGGCCATATTTCTCGTATTTTTTTTAAAGCCTTATAAGCGGGTCGAAAATTATTCCCCCACTGAGAAATACAATGGGCTTCATCTATGACAAACCGATCTAACGAACCCTTATCCTCTAATATATTAAGATATTCCCTAAAGGTCATGTTTTTTTCTATTGTTTCGGGGGTCGTATAAATCAAATGAACACTGTGGTCAGTTTCATATATAACTTCATGTAATAATTGTTTTTCTTTTTTTGTTGTATCTCCATAAAAGGTTATTACAGGGATATTCTTCTTCTTTAAATTATCAACTTGGTCTTTAATAAGAGATTTAAGTGGGCTAATAATAATTGATATACCTTTACTGCTAATCGCTGGTAATTGATAACAAATACTTTTACCGCTGCCTGTGGGTAGAACTACTAACTGGTCGTAATTCTTAGTGGTGTCTTTAACTATTTTATGCTGAGGTGTAATAAATTCATCATAGCCAAAGGAGTCTTTTAAATGTTTAGACCAATTCATGCGCAATATTCATTAATAATAATTTTATTAATAAATTTTACTTCAAATTATAAATATTCGAAAAAAATTAATATATCGTTTAATAGTAATGGATACTAGATTTTGGGGGCCAGATGGTTGGAAGTTATTACATTCAATAGCATATAAATTTCCAAAAAATCCAAATCAGAAAACACAAAAAAAATACATTAAATTTTTTAATAGTCTACAGCACGTATTACCCTGTATTTATTGTAGAAATTCATTCTCAAAATATCTGAAAGAATTACCTGTAGAAAATCATGTTAAGAATAATGTCACTTTTTTTAAATGGCTTTACTGTGTGCATAATAAAGTTAATAATAAACTAAAAACACAAGGCATAAATCCAAAATCCAACCCCAAACTATCAGAAGTAAAAAAATTCTATAAAGATTATGTCAATAAAAATAGCTTTTTAAAATGTAACGACGCTCCAGGAATGATATTTATTTATAGTATTATTTTTAATTACCCCTTAAATAAAGAGGACTTTAAGACTAAAGCTAGAATATATCAGCATAAAATATTTTTTAAATTACTAGGAGAGCTATACCCTTATGAATATTTCAGGAACGATTATAATAATATATTACACCAAACAGATTTTAATAAAATACTACAGAAGAGATGTTTATTAAAGAGGTGGTTCTATAATATAGACAAAGTGCTTAACGAAAAGTGCTTATCCTACAACGAACGCTGTAAATTAATAGAATTATATAGAGCATCGTGTAAAAAAAACACTTGTCGAAAAAAGAATTAAATATAATTAATACGAGTACCCTAAATAAATTTCATTAATTTTTTTTTCACAATTTAATAAGCTTTCTTTAAACTCTGAACATGTTTTCGGCTGAGTCTTTGCTACAAGCCATGCTCTATGATAAAATTGTTCACTCGATTCGGTTGCCTTTTTAATTAGTATATAACTTTTATTCTTATATCTTATAATTTTTTGTATCATTTACTAAATATTATGTTTAGTTAATATTTAATAAATAAATTAATCAAATTTAATAATTTTTGATACTACTAGACTATAAGATAAAATTCCTAATAACACATATACAACAAATTCTAAATAATTAGACCCTAATAAAACGTGTTCTCGGGGGTTAGCTACAAACATAAACATATTTATTACTAGCAATACGGTAACCACTTTAAGAGAATCCTTAACAATATTTTTGTATTCTTCGTCTAAATTTTTTAATTTCAAGTCTATAAACATATTATATATATATTTGATAAAAATTATAGAAAATAACTTAATAAATTTTAAATGAGTTTAAAAATTATTTTAAATATATTTTATTTATAATAATATGGGATACATACGAATTATGGGAGGCCTTACGGTCTTAGTAGCAACTTTATTTGCAATATTTTTATTATATAGAAGAACCAATATTCTTTTAGAACAATTTAGCACATTAAATAATGAACTGGTTTCTATAAAAAACTTTTTAAGAAAAGGACCTGTAAGAACTTCTGGGCCAGCTGTGAATATTCCTTTAGCCCAATCGACGGTGGCTGTGGGCGCAGTAACCGGTAACAATATCCAGCAAGAACAGGAACAGCCTATAGAAGAAATTGCTAAAGAACGAGTAGCACTTGCGCAAAATAATATTAACATGTTAAAAAGCTCTATAGAAAATTTAGAAAATATGATAAGTTCATCCGAAGAAGAAAGCGAATATTCAGATACGGAAGAAAGTGGCGAGGAAGCATTAGAATTGGATGGCGCCGATGACGAGGAAATCGAAATAGAAGTGGCGGGAGAGGATATGAAACAAACATTGGAAGAACTTGAGTTAGATAATAAAAATATTACCAGCTATGATTTAACGGATAATAATGAGCCTAATTCCGAGTTAGAAGTTCTAGCAAATAACCCAGATTTATCAAAATTATTGGATACGCTTTCAATAGAATCTGCTAACCCACAAGAATCTGAAGAATTAACACCAATCACTCAGAATTTAGAAAATATTACTAAAGAAATTAAAGAGGCTATTCTGGAGAAGTATTCTAAAAGAGAGTTAGAAAATTTATGTGCTAAACATTCTCTTAGTAAGTCAGGGAATAAAAAAGTATTGATTGAAAGATTATTAGAAAGTGGACATACATTTAGTAAAATAAGTTCTGGAGCAGCAAGTCTTTCTGAAATTTAATAATATTAATTGAATATAATAATATTTAATTATAATATACAATGGCTGACTGTTTCAGATCAACAAATAATAAATATTTATCTCATCCGGCATTAATGTCTGATGGGAGAGGATTCACTGATTATCGTTCTTCTCGTGAAATGAATAGTATTTTAATGAATGAAATGAAAATAGTAAAATCATATCAATATAAGGAATTTTTAGGAAATAATTCCGATAACCTTATTAAGATTGACCGAGAAGAAACTATACTTAATAACGGTTATGGAAGTGTAAATAAATCGTTTGAACAAGGAACTATGTTACCAGAAAAATATATTAGGAAGTGTAATAAGAACTATTGCGAAGTTACATTAAATAATAAAAACGGTTTAGGTACTGGTATCCAATACAGTAAAAAGGAAACTTGTAATTTAGAAAATAAAAGACCCGAATCGGTTTGCCATAATAATTTAAATAATGTATATAATTCATAATTTAATTAATAATTAATAATCTAATATTTTAATATGTTATAATATTAAGATTATGTCAAGTAAATGGGAGGAGAGTTATTTAAAAAATATGAAATGCGAAAATGAAATCATAAACAACGGAGATGGTGAATATACCGTCAGGGGGTTTATCCCAGATATAGATTCTAATTCTACTTTAATATATTGGGCTGCTAATCCTCCTACATACAACGGTTCTTTTACAGGCTCTGGATTACCATTCCCTAATCCTGAAATTGCATACGAGAAGACCGTAAATAAGGGGTCGGTTAAAACAATTGGTGGACATTATGAATTTAAATTAAGATACCCAAATGCATATTACGTGGGCTTAGGGGCGAAATTTGTAAAACCATGTGTTCATATAAAAGTATGCCAACCATATGGAAAGGATATAGTTAAAACTATTAAATTAGGTAATAGTATCCCCTTTCGTTCTAACTCTCATCCGGATGGACAAAGAACATCAAGAAATAGAACAGATAGTTTATTCTATGATGGACGGGATAAGTTACCTATAAGAACCCAGGAACAAATATTAAGAGACAGTTCTTATCCAGATAGCAACGACATGCCTGATAATTTCTGGGGAGGGTCTATACCGCATCCTTAAAAATATATAATTTTATCTAAAATAGTTTTAACGGATGGGTCATGTGATACTATAATAAAGGTTTTATTTTTAGAAAAAACATTTATAAAATCTAAAATTATTTTTTTAATACCCTCGTCTAATCCAGTTGTAGGTTCGTCTAAGATGAATATTTTGGAACTCTGTTTAATAAAGGCCTTTATTAGTAATACCATCTGACGTTGTCCACCACTTATTTTATTTCCAGCTATTCCGACATTAGTATCTAAGCCTTTGGGTAAAGTATCAAAGAGTGTTATTCTATTATTTTTAATAAAGTCATAAACTTTATTATTACTAATTTTACTCCCATATTTTATATTTTCTAAAATACTCGTATTAAATAGCATATTATTTTGACTTACATAAGATATTTTATCTCTTAAATAATTTAGATTGAAATGGTATAAATTGGTACCATCTATTTTTATACTACCTTTATTAATTTTATAAAATCCTAATAATAATTTTACAAATGTTGATTTACCAGAACCAGAATATCCATAAATTCCTAAATTTAGCCCCGCTTTGATATTAATAGTTCTATTTTTAATAATAGGTTTATATTTATTATAACCAAATGAAATATTATCAACTATTATTTCTCCCCTCGTAATTTGCTTAGTTAAAGCAGTATCTCTATATTTTGTCTGTTTGCTTATATTTTTCAAAAACGTTTCTGCATTTGAAAGTTGCCCCATATACGTGCTTAAATAAGGTAATTCTCTGGTAATACTATTTGTATACGAAAAATAATATGTAAACATTATAAGGCACGTTATGGCCGATTCACTAGTAATTTGTTTATTTTTTACAAGATAAAATAATAGATATAAAGTGACAGAGAAGAAAATAATAGAATTGATATTAATAGCCAAAAATAAACCGTTATTACAATTTTTTGTTTTTAAATTAATTTTTAAATACTGTTCTTCTAAGTCTGTATAATTTTTTATTTCATTAGAAACATTATTATTAACATATATAGAAAATAAATTATCTAATTTATCCTTAGTCGTTTCATTCATGTTATTGAAAAAAGTATCACGTGTTTTGGCTTTTGCAATGCACTTTACTCCTAAAGCCTTATATATAACGAAATCTACTAAAGGTAAAGAAATAGCTAATAAAAATAGGTATTTACTCTGTTTTAAAAAATAGATATTTAAAACGATGAGAGTGAGGATTCCAGGTACAAATACGGTTAGTAATGTTAGAAAAGTTCTTTTAATAACACCTGGTAGAATAATAATATTCCCTAAAAACTTCCCTATTTCTACATTTTTATAATCTATCTCATATCTTTGTAACAAATTGTCATAAAAATACTTCCTGATCTCTAAATAAAATTGCGGAAAAATATAATCTTCAATATAATGCAGGAAAGCATATGCCAGTTTTATTATAGTATAACAGGCGCATAAATATATAAATAATTTAGAAATAAGTTCTTTGTTTTTTGTAAATTTAGGGAGATTTTGTGACAATTTAGATATTATTTTAGACATCGCTATACTTTCAAATGGATATGTTAAGGCAATAACGCTAAAATATATTATAAATTTCCATTTATTTTTTAAAAAATAATTTAATGTTAATTTTACTGATAACATTTTATTATTATAGGTATAATATAAAAATTTCAATTGCTTAATTAAATTGAACTTAATGGGTGAGTATACGGGTTATTTTTAAAAGGCTTTAATAAGATAGGATTTATTTGTTCATCTAATATATTATTATTATACTGGTGCCTTGTTCGATTATGAATACTTGTATCGGTGTAGGTAGTTAAATAACTTATATCTTTATTGGGTTTTCTATTATTTGCTCTTCCCGCCGCTATTTTTCCTATACTCATATGTATTTTATCGCTGCCATTTGTTAATTTAACTGATTCTGGTGTAGGTTTCCGACCCTTCAGGGTTCTTTCTTTAGATTCGTTAATAGTAGCATTGTAATCTGTATCATATGAAGTGGTTTTTTTGTAAAATGAATTTGCTGAACCACCGTATTCTCTGTCGGACGTAGTTTGTCTATTAGTATTTGGTGCGGTTTTAACATTAGTAATATAGCCTAACCCACGGTGCTCATTTTCAGCTGGCCCAGCATATTGGAAATTAGATGTTAATTGTTTTTTAGTTTCAGGTAAGTGGTCATTTGGGTCATATGTTGTTAATTTAACTGGACCCTTTAGGTATCCGGTATGAGAATTATCAATATTAGTCTCTTTTATGGTGGTGCGCGCTATGTCGTTTGGGTTATATAAATTAGCTTTCGTCGAACCCGTTAAATTACCATTATGTGAATTGTTTTCACTTGTTTCCTTTACAGTCGTTTTCGCCTTATCACCATATTGTAATTGATTTTTGGATTCGCCTGTTAAATTACCGGTGTGAGAATTTTCTATATTTGTTTCCTTAAGAGTCGTCCTGGCAATATCGTTTGGATCTTTAACACTAATCTTTGGAACGTTGGTGTTCATATTACCAGACTGTCTGTTATTTCCTATAAAATTTTCTTTTTTAGTTGGTCTTAAAACATCCATTAATGGCGCAATAATAGCTTTTGCTATTGAACTAAAATTTGACAGCGGGTTTTTTTCTTCGGTTGTTGTTCTCTCGTTGGTTTTATTAGCGATTGAATCTTTTCCGTAATCTCCAAAATTACCATCATTCCAAGCATTTTTTTTATGTAGATTTCTGGAAGTATCAGTTTCCAGTATATTTTTCGTAGATTTTTTATAAAGCGAGCGATGTTTATTACCCTTAATGATAGGATTTGCGCTAGGAGTATAATTAACAGAATATTTCCTATTATTATCCTTTATATATATAGCTGGTCGTTGCTCGGCTTTTGTATAAGCACCAGTAGTTCTTAAATAATTTTCTTGTTTTTGAACGAAATAGGTATCCGCTGTTCTTTTTTCTATATTTCCTAACTTTCCTCTTTTACTATTTAATTCTTTACCCGCCTTAAAAACACCTTTATATGTTATTTTGGGATTTGACGCCGCTCGAAGTTCGTCTATACTTTTTGGAAGAATATGGTCTCTATAATCGGGGTGAAATCCTCCTGTTGGTTTGGCGTCATACGAATTTAGACCCTTGCCGACGTGAACTTGTTCGAAGGGCAATTCACCGGAACGAAATCTAGAACTAAAAACTCTCTCGCGTGCATTATTAGTTATACTTTGAGTTCCATATTTAGAATTAATATCAATAATAGGACTGAATAATGGTTCATTTTCTTTTTTTGTTCTATAATAATTACTTCCATTATGCGAATCTAATATAGATTTATTGGTGTCATTTTCTATATTTTGTTTTACGTTCGACCCAGTATAAAATGGTTTAATGTTCGGATTTAAAAATTTATTTGAATTAATTTTTTCCCCTGTGAGCGATGAAACAATATTATTATTATCATCAGTAATTATATTTTTATTACCCCTATTATTGGCAATTTGAGCATTATTAAAGTTTCTATTAAGAATATTAACCTCCTTATCAGCACTTTGGTTATACGAATTTTGCTGTAAATTCGAGATTAGGTTACTTTGATTATTAAAACTATTCCTAATACTGGCGCCGCTGGCATACCGTGGAGTAATAGTATTATTACGCGAATTTACTGGATTATTGACGGCGCAGTTATTTTGAGCTAATATATTTCCAGACCCTCTTACAAAGTCAGAGATATTGCTGAAATTTTTATCATTTGAAGTATCCATTCTATTATTATAATTCATTATTTTTTTATAGATTAAGATATCATAAAAAAATAACTAATATTAATTAATTATAAGAAGCGTAATCACCATTTAAGTCGTTGTATGGTGCTTCACCCGCGTTTGGAAGAGAAGAGGTGTTATCTATTGGATTTGGCAGGGTTGGTCTGTGGTTATCTTTAACCATTATTCTTGTAGAAACCTGATTTTTAAAGTTTTTTTCTAAATGTTCTTGAGGATCTCTACTAAGCCACTCCCATCGATTCCAACCAGTTCCTCTTAAATTACACGCAGGGTTTGAGGTCCTGGTATCTTCACTGGGAATAAAGCAATCTTTCCAATGAACTAACCCTTCATCGCCAGCTCGTTGACCTGGTTTCTGAGACCCGCAATTATCAATCACCCCTTGGCCACATGGATACCCTGAACCACATTTTCCTATTACACAATTAGGGACGTATTTTTCTGAAGGAACCGCTGATGCTTTTCGAGTAATCCCAAGTAGCTCAGAACCGACATCAACCAAATGTTTATTTTTAAAAACAGAAACACCCTGTTGCTGTGGGATTACGGATACTGGGTATGGGTAGCATTGTTTGCAGGAAACTCTGGGTTTATTTAATTGGTATGACGCATTTTTAACAGATTGATTTATTGTAGTTTTATAGGCCTGTTTATCATGTGATAATTTAGTGAAACTCATTTATATTATACTGAGAGAATAAATTATATTTATTTTTTAATTAGCATCGTTTTTCTAATTTAAAATCGGGTAAAGGCGCAGCCTCATATTTTAACATCTGACAAGAGCCATAATGATTTAAACTGGTATCGACTACTCTTTTTGAGGTGCCCGCGTGTCCGTTTATTACAGTTTTTTTATGGGAGTTGAATTTATTTTTATCACAATTTGTGGTAATATTACCCATACCTTTTAAAATACTTTCTAAATCAGTTTTGTTACCTTTTATTTCAGAGGCGTTTGGTCCCCCTACTAAACCAAATTCATGACGGCATTTCTTATTATTTTCATATTTAATGGGGTTTATTAAATACTCTAAGGTTCCTACACTTTGTTCTACAGACTGTTTATAAAAGCATTTATCGTATATTAATCTATTACTACTCATATTTATATTATAATATATATAAATAAATTAATTTATTATAATAGTATTTTAATATTGGTGTTTATTCCCCACATCTTTTAGCACGGTCTTCGTCTTTTACTATAAGTCTCGACGATACACCACCCCGCCGCCAACCAGAATCGGTGTCTTCTGGTATAATATGGATAGCCTGCTGCATTTTTTTAACTTTGTCTACCTGTGGGGCAAAGCGGTCAATTAGATAGCTCGTTTTTTTCTTATCTTTTTTTGTATTTTCTATAAATTTTAATTTGCTTTCAATATCAGTATCGCATCCCCCTCTAGACATCAACGGTATGGTCGAGTGCATCCTGGGTGCTAATTGGTGAATTCTATTTAAATTAGTTAGACGATGAGCTCGTTTTAACATACTTTCTTTTGATTCTTCTGACAGGTGACCCACTCCGTTCTTATAGAACATTTGTGGTTTTTCTAATGATAAATTTTTAACCTTGGTAATATCGTTGGTATTCTTAAAATTTGCTAAAACATAATCTGAAATTTTATGGGAATTATCTATATTATATTCTACTGCCTTTGGGTCATCGTTTAATCTTGTAAAATTATTGATATCCATTTATATATTATAAAGACTTTTTTTTATAATATAAAATTAATTTAAGTTTTAATTAATGATTCGAATTAATTAATAGTGTAACTATTAATTTAAGCGCCCGGGGTTCTGAGGTGTGGTGGCATCGCACCCCCTCTCCCTCCTCCCCAATCGCGTGGTCCAGTCCATATATTACCCACACATTGGTCACCATTCCCCTCCCTACATGTTTCACCAGTTTTATAACATGCCTCCGCGAATTCTTTTTGCTTATTTGGTATAGTAGTTACGGGCATAGTATAGAACTGTCGTTGTGAATTCCCTTTATTATAAATATCGCTAGAATCTTTGATTAAGTTATGATTAAACTTGCGGTCTATATCTTGTTGTAATTGTAAATTATTAACGATGTCATCCGGGATTTTTCTATCAGGATTTTTAGTATAATCATCCATCATAATATTCATAAAAGGATTATTTATACTGGGTGCTATTTCGTCTGCAGATTTATAGTTTTCTAATATATCTTTTTTAGTCGAACTAAATATAAAAAATGTTATTAAAAATGAACACATGACTAAAACTAAATAATTGATTTCATTATTAAGTAGAACCAATACCAAACTCATGTATATACTAAGTCTTACTACGGCATTTAAATTTTCATCTAACGTATATCCCTTATTGGGAATAAATTTTGTTAAGTTATTTAAAGTTAATAGAGAATTGATATCTCTATACCAAAATAATTCACACTTGTTATCCATTAATATTAATATTTATAATAAATTTCTATAAATATAATTTAGCGTTCAATTTGTTTTTTTGTTTTTGTTGTTTTTTTGGATTTTTTAACATTTGCTGCGGTTATACCTTCGATTTCATTAACTAAATCATCGATACTTTTTAATTCTTCAGTTTTTAAATTATTTAATTCATGTTCTAATATTTGTTCTTGCTCGGCTAAAAGTTTTTTCTTTTCATCTAATTTTTTTCTCAATCTATCCTTTGTTGCTAAATCTTGTTGCTTCCTATTTAAATTAGTTTGTGCTGTGCCTTTTTGCATACTGGACATATTATTCATGAATTTACCAAAAATATTACTTAACTCGCCCATATCGCCTAATCCTTCCATCGGATTACCTCCATTAGAAAATCCCTTCATAACATTTTGCGCTTCGGAAAATAGGTCACTTTCATTAATTGACCCGCTACTTATTTTATTTTGTATTTTACTAGTAATGCCTTTGACTAAATTCACAATCCCACTTTCATCGTTTTCTTCATCAAAATTACCACTTAGCAAATTTTGTAATAAGGCTGTGGGATCTTCCAAATTTAATTTATCCATATCTAATTCACCAGCAATCTCTTTGGCTAGATTTCCGATGGTTCCATTAAAAATTTCCGGCATCTGGAAATTCATACCACCACTCTCTTTAGAGTTAGAATTAGAATCAGAATCAGAATCGCCGTCTTCCTCCATATCCTTAAATTTATTTGTGAGATTGTTAATAATATTTATTAGGGTTTTAGTGTCTTCATCCAAATCTTCTTCGTCCGCAGATAAATGCTTTATCTGCTTTAATACATTTTTTAAATCAACCTCGTTAATAAATTCATATGCAAAAATATACATAGTATATAAATAACTCCAAATAATGCTTTTATTTTCATCAGTTAAATTTTCTGAATTCCAAATAGCGTTAAAATTAACATGTTCAAGAAGTGTATTTTCTTCAGAAAATATTATCTCGTCTTTATTAGCGATATCATTTCCCAAATTTTTACAATTATTATAAAATTCTTGTAAATATTTATCACCAGGCTCTTTGAAATCATAGTGCTGTGTATAATCGATGTCAGAAATTTTTGATAAATTTGTTAAAAACTGTTCTAGATTTTCATTAAATTTGTCCATGTTATGTAAATAATATAAAAAGGTGCTTTTAGATTATTTATAAATATACTTTTCTTATTTCATATTTTCTATTATTATTTTCTCTGAAAGAATATTAAGTACATCGAAATATACCCAAACGCTTTCCCGTTCATCTTCAGTTAATTCAGACCAATGCGACATAAGATTTTCTATAAATGAATCCATATCATTCTCATCTTTAAGAATGTTGACATTTTTACTAATAATTTTAAGTTCTTTTTCTTCTAAAATATTATTTTCTAAAAAGAAATTTAAATCTCTCTTAGCAATTATATCTTTAAACATAATATTATTAACCTTTCTTAGATAAATCTGCGAAATATAGAAAGTTGCCAAAGTTCTTGTATTGTGATTTTTTAAAGTTTCTATAGCTGTTTTAGCTAAAGATAATTTTTTGTCTTTTGGAAACCGATTACTTATCGTTGTTACTAAATTAAC